AGGGTTGATGCACTGCCTGATGATGCAATCCCGGATCTCAACGAGAGTCGCGCAAGACGCGAGCACTATCAGGCGGAGCTGGCGAAGTTGCAGGTGACGCAGCAGCGTGGCGAGCTGGTGCCAGTGGACCAGGTGAAGAAAGAAGCGTTTGCCTTGGGCCGCAGTGTGCGCGAGGCGCTGGCGAACTTAGCCGACCGGCTTAGCCACCAGCTTGCGGGCGAGACTGACCCAGTGCGGATCCATGCGGTGCTGAGTGATGAGCACCGTGCTGCGTTGGTGGAGCTGGCTGATGGCTAATCCGTGGACTGAAGGATTCCTTGAGGGCCTGCGACCTGAGGAGGCGCTGACGGTCAGCGAGTGGGCGGACAGGTATCGGAAGCTGAGCAGCAAGGCGAGTGCAGAGCCTGGGCCATGGCGGACCAGCAGGACGCCATACCTGCAGGAGCCGATGGACTGTTTGAGCACGCGCAGCACAGTGCAGCGAGTGGTGATGCAGTTTGCAGCGCAGACGGGCAAGACGGAAGCGGGCAGCAACTGGCTGGGGTATGTGATCGACCACGCGCCGGGTCCGATGTTGTGCGTGCAACCAACGATCGAGATGGCTAAGCGCCTTAGCAAGCAGCGGCTTGAGTCGATGATCAGCGAGACGCCCTGCTTGGCGGACAAGATCGCGCCGGCCCGGAGTCGTGACTCGGGAAACACGATGTTCAGCAAGGAGTTCAGCGGCGGGATCATGCTGCTGGCTGGGGCCAACAGCGCGACGGGTTTGAGGTCGGCGCCCTGTAGGTATTTGTTTTGTGATGAGATCGATGCCTTCCCGAGCGATGTAGATGGCGAGGGTGATCCGGTGGCGCTGGCGGAGCGCAGGACCACAACGTTCGCGCGGCGGAAGATCCTGCTGACCAGCACGCCAACGGTGAAGGATTTCAGCCGGATCGAGGCGGAGTATCTGCGGAGTGATCAGCGGCGGTTCTATGTGCCGTGTCCTAGTTGTGGGGTGATGGATTGGCTGAAGTGGCCGCAGCTGAAATGGGAGGACCGGAGACCGGAGACAGCGAGGTATGAGTGCGAGCACTGCGGCGAGCGGTTTGAGGAGCTGCACAAGCCGCGGATGCTGGGCGCTGGCGAGTGGCGAGCGACTGCGCCATTTGATGGCAAGACAGCGGGGTTCCATCTATCGGGTTTGTATAGCCCGCTGGGTTGGTGCGGCTGGGACCAGCTGGTTGAAGATTTTTTAAGGGCTAAGGCTGATGCGCCGGCGTTAAAGGCATTTGTGAATACGCGGCTTGCAGAGACATGGGCGGAGGACTATGCGGCAGCGGTGAATGCTGATGGATTGATGGCCAAGCGTCTGGCGTATGAACCTGGCACCTGCCCTGAAGGCGTGGTGCTGCTGACTGCTGGCGTCGACGTACAGGACAACCGTTTAGCGGTCAGTGTGTGGGGATGGGGCGAGGGCGAGACTGGTTGGCTGGTGTGGCATCAGGAGCTGATGGGCGACCCGACGCAGGTGGAGGTGTGGGGGCAGCTGGACCAGGTGCTGGCAACAGCGTGGCCAACAGCTGGCGGGCATGAATTGAAGATTGCGCAGATGGCGATTGATACGGGCGGCCATTGCACCCATGAGGTCTACCGCTATGTGCGTGAGCGGCTGGCGCAGGGCGTGGTGGCAATCAAGGGCAGCAACCGACGCAATAGCCCGGCAGTGGGCAAGGGCAGCAAGGTGGATGTGAACTGGCGCGGTAAGACGATCAAAAAAGGCGTCACGCTGTACCTGCTTGGCACTGACACGATCAAGACCACGCTGTTCGGAAGGCTGCGCCATAACGACGGTGGCGGCAGCTTGAACTTCGGCATGGCTGCCGACGAGGATTACTTCAAGCAGCTAACCAGCGAGAAACAGGCGCTGCGTTATCACCGCGGATTCCCAATCAGGGAATGGGTGAAAAAAGCGGGCGATCGTAACGAGGCATTGGACTGCGCTGTTTATGGCTATGCAGCTTTGCTGTTGTTTAGCCGAAGGCTGAACCCTGGAACGATGTGGGAACAGCTGAGGAAACAGCTAGAGGAAGGGAAAAAGGCGCCGCTAAGATCAAGAAAGAAGCCGCCAGCCGCGGCCAGTAGTTTTGTGAGCAACTGGTAGGCCGTGAACATCCCCAGCGAGATCAGGGCAGGCGACACGATCCAGTGGAAGGATGCGGCTGGTGTTGACAATTTGGGCAACACGGTAGGCAGCGGCGCCTATACGTTGACTTATTACCTGCGGACCAATACGGCCAGCGAAGGCCATACGGTTGCTGGCACGCAGGATGGATCACAGGACTGGTTTTTTACGATCAGCGCGACTGATTCGGCCAACTTTGACGCTGGCGAATGGTTCTGGCAGGCGATTGCCACCAAGACTGGCAGCACAATCACGCTGGGCAGCGGCCAGCTAAAGGTGCTGGCGGCCCTTAGCTACAGCGGCCCACCTGGGGCATTTGATGGGCGCAGCCAAGTTGAGAAGGACTTGGACGCAGTGCAAGCTGCAATCCGCACGATCATCAGCGGCGGTGCAGTCAAGCAGTATTCAATCGGCAACCGCAACCTGCAGAAATACGATTTGCCGGATTTGTTGGCGCTTGAAACTAAGCTTAAAGCTGAGTTGAAGCGTGAACAGAGAGCGCAGCTAATGGCCAACGGTCTTGGCAACCCGTTCAATCTGTTCGTGAGGTTCTGAGCTGATGGGCGTCCGTTCTGCAATTCGTGAGCTGTTTGGACGCGAACCGCGGCGTCCTGTGCGTCGGGCGTATGCCGGTGCGCGTTCGTCGAGGCTGACCAGCGACTGGGTTACCAGCAGCACTAGCGCAGATTCTGAGATCAAGTCGAGCTTCAAGGCGTTGCGCAACCGTGCTCGCCAGCTGTGCCGCGACAACGACTACGCGCGGCAAGCGGTGCGCGCCATTCAGAACAACGTGATCGGGCATGGTATTCGGCATCAAGGCCAGGTGCGGATGCTGCGTGGCGGGCGCTTGGATGAGGCGCTGAACGGCCAAATCCACGAGCAATGGGAGCGGTGGATGCACAAGAGCCGCTGCGATGTGAGCGGCCTACTGGGGTTCCACGATATGGAACGCCTGCTTGTGCGAAGCCTGGCGGAATCGGGCGAGGTGTTTGTGCGGATGATCCGGCGGCCGTTTGGCGATAGCCGGGTGCCGTTTGCACTGCAGGTCCTCGAACCTGACTATTTGATCGACGATGACGTGCCAATGGCACGCGATGGCAACATCGTGCGGATGGGCATCGAGGTGGATGGCTACCTGCGTCCGCAGGCTTACCACTTCTATGCCAGCCATCCTGGCGACACCTATGCGGGCAACCCGCGCAGCAATGGCAAGCGCATCCGCGTGCCTGCCGACGAGGTGATCCATTTGTTCCTGCCAGAGCGGCCAGGACAGACCCGTGGCGTGACTTGGTTTGCTTCGGCGCTGATGCGGCTGCACATGCTGCAGGGCTATGAGGAGGCCGAGGTTGTGCGCGCTCGTGCCAGCAGCGCATTGATGGGATTCATCACTAGCCCAGAGGGCGAGCTGGTGGGTGATGAGATCTACGACAACGAGCGGGTTTCAGATTTCCAGCCAGGCGTCTTTAAGTATTTGGATCCAGGTCAGCAGGTAAGCGTGCCTGATTTGAACGCACCTGACGGCCAGCTGGAACCGTTCACCAGGTCGATGCTGCGTGCTGTCGCTGCTGGTGTTGGCGTGAGTTTCGAGAGCATCAGCAAGAATTTTTCAGAGAGCAACTACAGCAGCAGCCGCCTGAGCTTGCTTGAGGAGCGCGACACCTACCGGGTGTTGCAGCGTTACATGATCGAGAACTTCCACCAGCCGGTCTTTGAGGCATGGCTTGAGATGGCAGTGCTTAGCGGTTCGCTTCAGTTGCCTGGATATGAGTCAAACCCTGACCGCTATCGCGCTAGCCGTTGGGTGCCGCGTAGCTGGGAATGGGTCGATCCTCAGAAGGAGGTGGACGCTTACAAGACCGCTGTGAGGTGTGGCTTCAAGACACTGGGCCAGGTCATTTCTGAGCAAGGCGGCGATTTGGATGATGTGCTGACAGCGCGTCAGGCTGAGCTGGCAATGCTTGACGAGATGGGCATCGTGACCGACACCGATCCCAGCGAGGTCACTGAAAGTGGCTCGGTCCAGCCGCCACTAAGCATGGGCGCGACGCCGGCATTTGAAGAGACGCAGGCACCGCTTGAACTAGAGGAATACGAAGAGGAATCGGTGGTCGAGGATCCAACCGAAGCGCCGGAGGCCTGATGAATGCCACCGATAGAATCAAATCAATACAACAAAGAAGCGCGATGGACTTAGGGCGCCCTTATCCGAACGAGTACGCAGCGCGCTTGCATGACCCCGCGCAGTATGACTCGCTGCGTCGAGAGAACGACGCGGGCGGCCCCGGCATTGATTTCATCTACGGGATCAAGGAAGGCGAGAGCGAAGTGCAGGCAATCCGATTTGCCAGCGAGAGCTTCACGCCTGAAGAGGCTCGTGCTTGGCTGGCTGAGCATGACTTTGAAGCCATCGAATTTGAGGAGGCAACCGGCGAACGTATGGACGAAACCGTGAACGTCCGTGATTTAGAAGGCCAATACAAGCGCGCCGAGATGGTTGCGTTTGATCAGGTCGAGGATCGGACTTTTGAATTTCCATTTAGCAGCGAGTATCCCGTGGCTCGCTATTTCGGAAACGAAATTTTGAGCCATGACAAAGGCGCTGCTGATCTCAGTCGCCTGAACGATGGCGCTCCGCTGTTGTTCAACCACAACCCTGATCGCGTGATTGGCGTTGTGGAGCGTGCGTATATCAACGGCGACAAGCGCCGCGGTTATGCGCGCGTGCGGTTCAGCCGCAATGACTTCGCGCAGGAAATTCTGCGCGATGTGCAGGACGGCATTCTTCGGAATGTCTCCTTCGGCTACTCCATCGACAAAATGGAGGAGCGCGGAAGTGGCGATTTTGTCGCCACATCCTGGGCACCTACGGAGGTCTCGGTGGTTGCAATTCCGGCTGATCCCGGAGTTGGAATTGGCCGCTCCTTAGATGCAACACAAGAGGCTGCTCCGGCAGCACCTACACCCGATCCCATTCCTTCAATGGAAAACACCACCCCCGATCTGGCCGTGGTGCGGGCCGAAGCCGCCGAGGCTGAGCGCACCCGCATTGCGGACATTTCTTCCCTGTGCGCCAAGCACGGTATGGAAGATCTCGGCCGTCAGCTTGTGGAGTCTGGTCGTTCTATCGACGAGGCCCGCGCTGCCGTGCTCGACAAGCTGAACATCACTCAGGAACCCGTGAACATGAGCGCCGCAGAAATCGGCCTGTCGCAGAAAGAGGCTCGCAGCTTCTCTTTCCTGCGCGCCATCAACTACCTGGCCAACCCCGCCGATCGCGGCGCCCGTGAGGCTGCTGCTTTCGAGATCGAAGCATCTGAAGCTGCTGCAGCCAAGCTGGGCCGTCAGTCCCGCGGTATCACCATCCCCATGGATGTGCTGACCCGCGATCTGAACGTCGGCACCGCAACTGCTGGTGGCAACCTTGTGGCCACCGAGCTTGACGCTGGTTCGTTTATCGACCTGCTGCGTAACGCTTCTGCACTCGACGCCGCTGGCGCCACCGTGCTGACCGGCCTTACCGGCAATGTGAACATTCCCCGCCAGTCGGGCGCTGGCACTGCGTACTGGGTTGCCGAGAGCGGCGCTCCCACCGAGAGCCAGCAGACCATTGACCAGGTGGCCCTGACTCCTAAGACCTGCGGCGCTTACACCGACTACAGCCGCAAGTTGCTGATCCAGTCCTCCATCGACGTGGAGAACATGGTTCGCAACGACCTGGCCCGCGTGATCGCTCTTGAGATCGACCGCGTTGGTCTGTACGGCACCGGCTCTTCTAACCAGCCTCTGGGTCTGAAGAACACCACCGGCATCGGCACCGAGAACTTCGCTGCTGCCACCCCCACCTTCGCTGAGGTGGTTGCTCTTGAGTCTGATGTTGCTACCGGCAACGCCCTGCTCGGCTCTCCCGTCTATCTGATGAACGCTGCAATGCGCGGCGGCCTGAAGACTCAAGCCAAGGATTCCGGTTCTGGCCTGTTCGTCATGGAAGGCGATCTGGTGAACGGCTACCGCGGTGTGCTGTCCAACCAGGTGGCTTCTGGCGATCTCTGGTTTGGCAACTTTGCCGACCTGATCATTGCCTACTTCTCTGGCCTTGATCTGATGGTTGACCCCTACACCCACAGCACCTCCGGCACCGTCCGCGTGGTGGCTCTGCAGGATGTGGACGTGGCCGTTCGTCACCCCGAGAGCTTCTCTCGCGGCAATGACAGCCTCTGATCATGCTGATTGAAGTCCTAAGGCAGACAATGCTGGCCGGACAGGTAGTCAAAGTCGGGGAAGTCCACGAGGCTTCCCTTTCTGACGCCAAACTTCTGATCGGCATTGGCAAAGCTATCGAGGCCACACCAAAGGTGGCTGAGGCAGTTCAGGAAAAAGCTGAACCGCAACCCAAACCCACACCTCGACGGAGGGCCAAACAATGACCATCCAAAATCTCGGCACCAATACTACGGTGCTGAGCCTGCTTGCCAATGACGTGGTTACCGCCACTGGCACTGGCACTGCAGTTGATCTGCAGCTGGATGAGGGCGACATTGCTGTTGTT